CAACTGTTGAATCTTATGGTGGGTTAGGGATAGCACCGGAACCACACAGTGCTGACTATGAAGAAACTTACAAGACCGTATCATATGTTTATAGGGCCGCAGGTATTGTGGCCCGTTCCATTGCTCAGCTCCCAGTTGTGATCGAAAGAAAAGTCGGTGATGAATATCTGGATGTGACTGACCAACCTGATTTTAGTATCTTCAAAACTTATAATGAATTTCAAACCTCTTATGATTTCTGGGAGGCTGCTTTGTTGTACCTCCTTCTTACAGGGGAATCACCCTGGCTGAAACAGATGACAGCCGAGGGAATGATTGAAGCTATGTATCCCATAAGCCCTTCATTCTTAGATATTGTTCCAGTGAATGATTTCCAGATTGATCACTTCATCTTTGTAGGTGGCTCAGGAAAACGAATTCACATCCCTGCAGATGACATTTCTTTCTTTAAGTTTTTCAACCCAAACAATCCGGTCCGGGGTTTGAGTCCACTCTCAGCCGCTAGAGAAGATATCATCCTGGACCTGGATGCAGTTCAAACTAACAAAACCACATATCGCCAAGGGATGAAACCCTCTGGTGTTTTTAGTACTGATCAAGCCTTGGGAGATAAACCTTGGAAGAGAATTAAGGACCACCTCACTCAACAATATACTGGGGTCCATAATGCAGGTAAGCCCATCATGTTAGATCACGGGATGGACTTCAAAAAGATTGCTTTATCAAATCAAGATATGCAGTACCTTGAACAGCGCCAATGGTCCAAAGATACAGTGGCCGAAGTTTATGGTGTCCCACCCATCTTCATGATGGACTTTAAAGAAGCATCTGTCCTTGCCAATGCAGGAGTTCAAGAGAAATTATTCTGGTCAACTACGATCACATCACTGACCATGAAATTGAATATGATGTTCACTGAGTTTCTCCTTCCAGAGATTACCAAACAGAAGGATGTCCGATTTAGATTTGACCTGGGTGATGTTCCAGCCTTACAACCTGATAAGACAGAGCTATCCGAGAGATATGAACGAGGGCTCAAGAATGGGGCGTCAACCCCGAATGAATACCGAACAGTGGTATTGGGCTTAGAGGAACATTCAGACCCGTTAGCAGACCAGCTATGGGTTCCGATGAATATGATTCCCATGGGTACAGAGATTGATGACCCGGGGAAGGGTGATGATTCTAAATCAGCCTTAGCGGATTACGCCCAGGCAATTGCAAAAGCATCAGGTGTACCCCTTGCTGAAGCAACGGGTTTACTACTGGACAAGACTACCAGAAATGTAGAAATACAAATGATGAAAGCTTCGGCTATATCTTCTATTTATAGATTGGTGACGAAGCTCGGCCCCAAGTTTGCAAAGGACTTACATAAAGCATTTAAGAAACAAGAGAAAGAAGTCTTGTCCAATATCAATTCCAATAAATCACTCACCATGGAAGCTTACCTCAGGGAGCTCGGTATTCATTATGAAGAGATTGAACCGGGGTCCAAAAAATATACAGTGACCGGGGTCCAGTTTAATATGGATGAATGGAATGCCATCATGCAAAAGATTGGTGAGCCCTATATTGCGGATGCCCTCTATATTGCAGGTGGGGAATTGTCTGAAGAGCTTGGTGAAAAGTTTGCTGAGAATCCAGCCTCAACAGCCTGGGTGGAAGGTCGATCAATCCAGTATGCCGAACTAATAAATACAACAACAGCCGATGCAATCAATGCACTGGTTGCAGAGGGATTAGCTGAGGGTCTCTCAGTAGAAGAAATGGCTGCAAGATTGACTACATATTTTAATAATAATTCTTTGATGAGAGCTACCAGGATTGCAAGGACAGAAATGGTCATGGCCGGGAATAAGGGTCGACTGGATTCTATGAAACAATCAAAGGTAGTTAAGAGTCACATGTGGGCCACACAGAGGGATGGTGATGTTCGCGATTCCCATCAGGATATGGATGGCACTGTTGTTAAGGTTGGGGCCTCATTCCCAGGTAATGACGGAGCTGATTCTTCATTCCCATCCTCGGTCAATGAGAGATGCTTTACAATCCCGATTAAGGAAAAAAAGAAACCGAAAAAAGGATAAGAAATTATGATCACGAAAAATGGACATGCTCAGGTATTAAAAGCGAAGGCTGACGATGGTTCAGTCATGTTTCGTCTTACAGAAAAGAAGATTGATCGGTATGGTGAAGTTGTACTCCCGGACGGGGCCGTACTCGATCACTATAAGACGAATCCGATCGTTCTTATTCAGCATGGCTTCTTACCTGGTCGAGGTCAAATCCCGATCGGGAAACTGGCCACTGATAGGATTAAGATCACCAGCAAAGCTTTTGATGCTCCAGTGATATTTGATGAGGGTGGTTCAGACCCCTTTGCAATCATGATTGCAGATAAGGTTCGTGGTGGATTTTTGAATGCTGGCTCGATTGGTTTTAATCCAATTGAGATTTCAAAAGAAGCAGTGATGAAAGGCCAGACTGGACCCACCCACAAGAAATGGGAACTACTGGAATTTTCAGTGGTTGCGATTGGTGCTTTACCTTCCTCATTAGCAAAGAGAGATTACCAAGATATTTTGGAAGGCGTCCTGGAGAACTTCGGTGAGACTGCACTGGAAGAATTTGAGGGATATGTGAATAAGTTTTATGGGTTCGATGAGCAGGCTTTGAGGGCCTTCCAGGACCATTCCCCCGAACTGGGTGAACTGGGTTCCGAGATGAAGGAAATCAAGGGTCGCTTAAAATCCTTAGAAGGTCAAATCCAGATGGACCGGGAAACCCCGCCACCGGATGAAGAGGGAATTGTTATTGTCTCTGAAGAGACCTTAAAATCAATAGATGAAACGATGGGTCGGATTAATGAAATAGCTAACAGTCTGATTAACTCCTAAGCCCGAAACTCAAACAAAGAAAGGAAGTCAAAAATGACTCCAGAAGAACAAGCTCAAAAGATGGATGAAATCCTGGAGATTTCCGTCAAAGGACAGAAAGCTATTCAGGCTGTTGCAGATAACCAGAGCACCCAGCAAGGTGTGATGGATAAGGTCCAAGCCGACCTTGAAGCTGTGATGGGAAAACAGAGTGCTTTTGAACAGACCACCAATGATTCATTGGCTCTGATTCAGAAACAGAATGAAGCTGAAACCAAGACAGCATTTGATGTTGTTTTGAATGACCCAGGTATCCGTGCAATGCATGGTTACAATACTGACCCAGTTACCCGGGCTCTGTATAAACCTCACGTGGAATTTGATCGCCGTAAGGGTTGGACTCCAGACCGTGAAGGCTATGAGATTTCAAAGTCGATTGCTGACTTGAATGATCAGGTCTATCTCCTGGGAATGTTCAAAGCTCTTGCCTCTGTTCGTAATGGGGAGCCACAGAGATATTCTGAGGTTGTAAAGGGTTTGGATACATACAAACTTCTGATGTTTGAGTTGGGTCGGAATCCAGAGTATGCAAAAGCCCTGAATACCGAAACATCTGGTCAGGGTTTGGAATGGGTACCAACCCAAATGTCAAATCAGATTACTGATGACATTCGTTTGGAATTGAAGATCGCAGGTCTATTTCCTTTCCTTACAATTCCCATGGGCACGGGCCAGTTCAAACTTCCCAAAAAGGGAACGCGTCAAACTGCTTATCTTGTTGGTGAACCAGTTTCTGATTCTCCTTCAAAAGTTCCAACCGCAACCCCTCCTTCCGGGAATACGGTATTTGACCCAGTGACCTTCGCTCTGCGAATGTTATGGTCAGATGATATCACAGAGGATGCAGCCATTGCGATGTTCCCTCTGGTTCGTGAAGAACTTCTACAATCGATCGTGGATGCCAAAGAGAATTCCATTCTGAATGGGGACATCTCCGACAGTACTCACTTTGATGCTGACGTCACATCCGCGCAGGACGTGCGTAAGGCCTATGACGGGCTCCGTTATATGTCAGGCAACAGTGCAGGTGAAGCTGCAGTCGATTGCTCTACATACAGCCTCGCCAATCTGAGGGCCATCCGTAAAAAAATGGGTCGCTTTGGTGTAAATCCTATGGACCTGAATTATGCCATGGGAATCAAATCATATGTTTCAGCTTTGAGTATTGATGAAGTTGAAACTCTTGAAAAATTCGGTCCAGCCTTTACAGCCAAAAATGGTGTACTTGCTGTCCTGGATGGTTGTGGAATTTCAGTATCCGAATTCATTCGTGACGATCTAAATGCCTCTGGTGTTTATGATGGCGTTACAATGACCAAGACTGAGGTCTTGCTTATCAATACCAAAGCTCATTATGCAGCTGAGAAAGCTGGTGGGATGAAAGTTGAATCAGCCCGTGATATTGAAACCCTTCAGAATGTGGCAGTTGCC